ATGGCCGCCACCACCACCGAACAAGCTGCTGCACGACTCGACCTCTCCGCTCGACAGGTCCGTCGCCTCATCCAGGAGGGGCAGCTCAAACCGCTGCGCCGAGCCACCCCCGCGGACCGGAGACGCACCGGCTGCGCGCCGAATGCGTGGATGATCGACGGGGACTCGGTCCTCAAGCTCAAGCGCGCGCGCAAGGCGGCGGGCCTGTGAGGGCCGGTCGCACGGCCGCGGTGCTGGCGGCGATGGCCATGGCCGGCAGCCCGGCAGGAGCGTCGGGCTCTGCCGCACCGATCCCGGCTGGCGGCTCCCCGCTCCCGCGGGCGTTCCGTCGCGGCCGACGGAAGCAGAAGCCGTGGCAGCGAGACTCCGATCATACCCCACGCAACGTGGGCTTCATCGCGCACCTCAAGCACCCCGGCCAGACCACCGGGCCGGCCTGCGCCAAGTGCAAGATCGCCGTCAAGCGGGTCCGCCGGCGGATCGATGGCGAGGGACCGAAGGTCAAGATCACCGAGTGCCCGCGCTGCAAGGCGTGGGGCCTGAGCGCGACGGTCAAATGAGCGACTCAGCCGCGGCCGCGACCGATCTGCTCTCCGGCTTCGACGACGAGGCGAGGCGATACCATGCGTTCGCGCGCATCGGTCGCGTCGTCTCGTCGATCGCCTCGCATCACGCTTTCGAGGTGGAGCTCCTGCCGGCGCCTGTGGTCCACGCCAATGGGTCGATGACGCAGTACCCGCTCAGCCTCGAGGGCCTTGCTGACTTTCTCCGGCACCTCAACCAAGTGGCATTCATTGACGGGTCAGCATCAGCGTCCTTCGCGAGTTGTCGCCAGGGGATCGCTGCAGAGTACGCCGCATTGATGGAAGCGCGGCTGCACGAGGCGACGCTGCGCAAGCAGCAGGCCGAGCTCGACATCGCGGAGCTGCGGTTGACACTGATGAAAGGGCTGCCCGCATGAGTTGGCCCTATATCGTCGGCGCCTTGGCCCTGCTGCTCGGGTTCGCCCTGCTCGATATCACGGTGCTCAAGCGCCATGGCAGCTACTCGCCGTCGTGGCGGGTGCCTCGGTACGTCGTCCTACCGAATCACTGGCTCCCGACCCTACTGGGGTCGGACGCCACGACGATCGGGAATCGCATCCTGCTGCGAAAGGGGGTGACCCCCTCCGCCTACCTGCTCGCCCATGAGTACGGGCATGTCCTCCACACCAGCTGGACCCGGTACGTCTGGTCGCGGCTCACCGGCGGCGACTACCACGGCGCCGAAGAGGTGGCTGCCCATGCCTACGCGACGCTCTATCAGGCCGATTTCTATCGCGACGCGACGGCGCTCGCCTACCACCTCCACCTGGGGAACGCGCCACGATGACCCTCGCCCCGATCACGCTCCTCGAGGCGACGAGCGCCGCGGAGCTCCATGAGCGCGATGAGCTCGTGCGCCGGTTCCGGAAGCTGCGCGCCGACGCCATCCAGGCCAGGCGGGACTATGAGCACTGGAACCGGATCAATCCCGACCTGCGGCCGATCGACACAGCGTGGGAGGCGGAGGTGATCGCCTGGTGTGACCATGTGCTCGGCACCACGGAGGAGGGGTGATGGGGGAGACGAAAGAGCGCCCGATCCTGTTCAGCTCCCCGATGGTGCGATCGATTCTCGAAGGGCGGAAGACGCAGACGCGCCGGGTGGTGAAGAACGTCCCCGACTGGATCGACCAGTTCGGCTACACATGCTTCACGCCCAAGGGCAGCATCAGCGGCCGCGGCTATTGGAAGGGAGTGCCAGGTGATGACGAAGGCCCCGCAGAGAAGTTCTTCCCGTGCCCCTACGGCGTCCCCGGCGACCGCCTCTGGGTGCGAGAGACGCACTTGCTCGACCCGCCGCAAGACGACACTTGGGACTACACGAGCTACACAGACGGCGAGATCGAGAACGTTGCGAAGATTCCGGATCGATTCCGCAATCCGAGCCACGTGCTCTATTCGGCCGATCCGCGCTTTGACGGCAGGCGGGGAGACTATCGCTGGCGGCCCTCGATCCACATGCCCCGCTGGGCCTCGCGCATCACGCTGGAGGTCACGGGCGTGCGTGTCGAGCGGTTGCAAGAGATCCGCGATGCGGACTGCGAGGCCGAGGGCGTGTTGCCCGCGTCCGAAGGGGACGCGGCAGACTGGCGCGTGAACGAATCCGGATGGCGTCGGACTTATCGCCAGCTCTGGGACTCGATCCACGGGGCGGGTGCGTGGGACGCGAGCCCGTGGGTCTGGGTCATTGAGTTCGCGGCCCGCGCCGCTGGGGGTGAGGGGTGAGTCAGGTCGAAGGAGCGAATCACCCCTGCGCACGGCTCACGGTGGCTGCCGTGCTGCACCTGCGCCGCTTTCCCCCGGCCAACCTTTCTGCTTGGGCAAGGCGTCACGGCGTGCGTCTCAACACCGCCAGTCAGGCGCTGCATGGCACCACGTGGCGCTGCCTGAACCGGCAGGTGGCCCCGGTGCCCGTTGATCGGTCGGAGGCGAACCGTCGTGGCGCGATCGCCATGCACGCCAAGCGCCGGAAGCTGGGGAAAGGATCATGATCGACCACCCACGCCACAGCATCCGCCTGGACGACACGAGGGGAGAAGCGAGCCGCACCGCCAAGCTCACCAATGAGCTCGTGCTCGCGATGCGCCGTGAGCGGCCTCGGCAGCTGCGCGCCTGGTTGGCGGAGCGCGGCGTCGTGGTGGCACTGGAGACCGCGCGCAACGCCATGAATGGCCGCACCTGGGCACACCTCCCATTGTCAGGGGATGGCCGATGATCCGCCGGCGCACCCCACTCCGCCGAGTCGAGATCAAGCGGAAGCAGAAGCCGACGCTGCGCGCGGCGCCGATCGCTCGACGGAAGCGCGTCCGCTCGAGCAACGCGTACATGCACCCTGAGGTGCGAAAGCTCGTGCGCCGGATCCACAAACGATCGCGGGGCATCTGCGAGGCGCAGATCTGCTGCGGCGGCAATCCCGTCGATGGCGATCCACACCACCTCAGCTACGCGCCGTTCAAGGGATGGAAGCGGCTCATGGTCGCAGAGGATCAACTACTCGACTGCTGCCGCCCCTGTCACCTCGAGTTCGAGCGAAGGAAGGGAGAACCAATGCAGCACGACGCTACCTCATTTCTGTGCGACGACGCGTAGTTTACGACGGTCTCAACGGAGCGAGTGCATGACGGCCCCCATCGTGAAGGTGAACGACTCAGAACTGCAGGTGACCCTCGGCAAACTGTCGAAGGTCTGGACGCAGGCGGCCTCTGTGGCATTGAACCGCACGCGCGACGACGCGATCGCTCCGCAGATCACCAAGATCCGCTCGGCGTTCACGATCCGCGCGGGCAAGGATCGCTTCCTGGTGCCACCGAAGAGCGCCCCTGCAGCCTTCAAGGCCACAGAGACGCGGCTGTTTGTGCCAATCTCACTGGCATTCGACGATGGAAAGAAGTCAGTCGGCTATCACGCCAAGCGCATCCTGGAGAAGCACGGTGCCACGCAGGACGTGCCCTCGAGCGATCCCTTCATCCCCTTCTTCCGGCCGACTGGTGCGCTGCGTCCTGTGAAGTCGGCATTGGTGCCCATGAACCTGTACCCCAAGAAGCTGCTCGGGCAGTTCAACTCGAAGGGTGAATTGACCGGGGTGGGACGGCGCGCGCGGGTGACCAAGCAGACCAGGCGTGTGATCCGCCGGCGTGGCCTTGCGGCGGTGGTGGAGGGGGCGGGCCTGCTCCCCAAGCAGTATCGCACGGGAACGAAGATTGTCGGTTCGTACTTCATCCTTGGTCAGCCTGGCAGTGCCGAGCATGGGATCTACCAGCGCATCGGGGACGGCAAGGGGAAGAGCCGTGGCAGCGATGACATCGTGATGATCTGGGACTTCATGCAGAGCCAGAAGGTGACCAAGCGCCTCAACTTCGAACCAGAAACGCGCGAGGTCATCGCAAGCCGGTGGGCCATCAACTTCGCGGGAGCATTCGATTTGGCGATGGCAGGCACGCTCAGCGTGACGCGCGGAAGCAAGCGGTGATTGAGAGGGAGGACGCGCCAAGGACCGTGCCACGATTCCGGTTATCCACATTACAAACACCCCCGGATGTGGGTCCTTCCGACACGGTCACACGGGGGTGCGGCAGACCCCGACATGTGTCGATGTGTGACCGATTTTGAGGCATCCTTACCCTTACATGCAGCCCAGGTGATCGCGTGGCCCCTCCAGACGACCAGATCTCGCAGGCGGAGTTGATCCGCCTGATGAAGTTCAGTCGCCAGACGGCGGCGGAATGGTCGCGGAGGCCGGGGTGCCCGAAGGTCGTGGTCGACGGGAAGACGCTCTATCGCTGGCCCGCCTTCGCGGAATGGTACTACACCGAGAAGGCCACAGCGCTGCTGCCAAAGCCCGACCCGATGGCGCTCGAGGAGGCCAAGAAGCGGAAGCTGGCAGCCGAAGCGGAGCTCGCCGAGCTCGAACTGGCGAAGGCAAAGGGATTGGTGGTTCCCGTCGAGGCCTTCCGGAGCGCGCTGCTCGGTGCGTTCGGTCGTGTGCGCGCCAAGGCCCGCGAGGCCCCGGGTCGCCTCACTCCGCTCCTCATCGGCAAGGGCAAGGCTGCGCTCATCCGCGCGGTGCTCGAGCGCTTCTTCACGGAGCTGCTCGCCGAGCTGCGGCACGAGGACGTGCCCGACGACGAGCCTGGCGAGGCCGCCGCATGACCTCCCTCGCCCAGATCGAGCGCGAGGTCCGCGCTATCGCCTTCCGTCCAATCCCCAAGCGCACGCTCTCGAAGTGGGCTGACGATGAGGTCACGCTCGCCCCGACCGAGGGCGGTGGCGCGGGCAAGTGGTACACCGAGCGGGCGGCCTACCTGCGTGAACCCATGGACGCGATGTGCGATCAGGGCACCAGAGAGTTGGTCGTCAAGAAATCTGGCCAAGCCGGCGCGACGCTCGCCCTCTCGATTCTCCCCGTGCTCTACTGGATGGTCGAGGACCCGACCACCGTAATGATCGTGCAGCCCTCGGAGTCACTGGCGGCCGCGTGGTCTGTCGCGCGATTCGAGCCGAACCGGCTCGAGACGCCAGCAACTCGCGACCTGATCCAGCAGCATGCCGCTGGTGGGGCACGGCACGCCGGCAACACGCAGCAGTTCAAGGCCTTCCCAGGCGGCTACGTCGTCGTGGCGTGGGCGAGCTCGGATATGCAGATGCGCTCGCGCCCGGCGCGCGTGATCATCCGCGACGAGCTCAATGCCTGGGAGCCGACGAAGGAGGGCGACTCCGCCAAGCGCGCTGAGCGGGCCGCGACGACCTATGAGGACTCCAAAAAGGTCCTGGACATCTCGACGCCGACAGTGAAGGGCGCCTCCCGAATTGACGACCGCTTCGACCTATCCGACCAGCGCTACTACCACGTGCCCTGCCCCGACTGTGGGCACCGCCAGCCGCTGGTGTGGGAGAACGTGCGCTACGACGGCAAGGACCCCGAGACGTCTCCCGAGACGGCGCGGTATGTCTGCCGGGATTGCGGCACGCTCTGGGATGAGGCCCAGAAGAACGAAGCGGTCCGCATTGCGGACCTGAACCACGACGCCTGGGTGCCGACTTACCCGGGCCGGAAGATTGCCGGCTGGCACATCAATGCGATCATGTCGTCGTTCGTGAGCATGGCGGAGCTGGTGAAGGAGTGGCTTGAGGCGCAGGGCAATGATGCGTTGATGCAGGTCTTCTTCAACCTCAAGCTCGGCCTCGCATGGGAGCTGCGCACCGAAGGGCTGGGGAACGACAACCTGCTGGCACGCCGGGAGATCTACGCCGCTCAGGTGCCCGCCGGTGTCGCGATCCTCACGGCCTCGATCGACGTGCAGGACGACCGCTTCGAGATCCAGGTGGAGGGCTGGGGGGCGGGCGGGGAGAACTGGAAGATTCAGCACCATGTCATCCCCGGCGACGTCCTGGATGCCGGAACGCAGAGGCTGCTCGACGACTTCCTGCGTGGTCGATGGAGGCACGAGAGCGGGACGGAGCTGCGCCTGCGCGCCGCCTGCATGGATGCGGGCGACGGGGACCATACCCAGATGGTCTACGCCTTCACCAAGAAGCGCTGGCGCCGCCGCGTCTTCGCCGTGAAGGGTCTCTCGAAGGGTGATGGCAAGGGGTTGGTGCGGCCGCGCCCCTCGGTCGACGACAAGAGTGGCGCGAAGTTCTTCCTCTTTGCCCCCAACACGGCGAAGGACATGGTGCTCAGCATGTTCCGGACGCAGGTGCCAGGGCCGCGCTACGTGCACCTTCCCGACTCCTTTACGGAGGACTGGGTCACCCAGGTGCTGGTGGAACGGAAGCATCCCAAGCGGATGCCCGATGGCTCCACGAAGTGGGTATACCGGAAGCCGGGGGGCGCGCGCAACGAGGCCCTCGACCTGTGCACGATGAATCTCGTCGCGCTGTCACTCTCCGGCATCCCGGTGGAGCGGTTGGCGCGGATGGCCGCACGGCTGCAGGCGAAGATGGGACTGCCCGAGGAGCGAGCGGAGGAGACGGACGACGGCCCCTCGGGGGAGCCGGCGCCAGCCCCGACCAAGACCAAGAAGCCCGTCGTCCGGAAGGCTTCCGGATGGATGAATCGCTGGAGGTTCAAATGATCTCGGTCACCCTGACACGTGGCCTCGCGGACGCGCGCCTGAAGGTGAACCACCGGCTCGCCCTGGCGTGGCTGCACAGCGTCCTGTCGTGGTCGGATTACCGCGCCGTGAAGGTGATGAGTCTGCGGAACGGCATCCGCTGCAGTCGCTCGGATGCGTTCAAGGCGCTCGCGCTGCTCGAGCAACTCGGGTACCTCGAGGCGCATCCTGCACAGCGGAAACCAAAGCACTACCGGCTCGCCAACCCGGCAAGTCTCCCCCAGGAAACATCTCAGGTCGCATAGCGCTCCCCTTCGTCGTCGTGGTCTGCGATTGTGCGGACCATGATGACGCTGCCGGATTCGCCTCCCACGCGCGCGCACGCTGGCGCGACATGGACCTGGACCTTTCAGCATCCCGCTGAACGGCCCGCGCCCACGTGGGCGGTGGCGTTCGCGATCGTCGGCAAGTCGCAGCTCGAGTGGAACCCCGCGTGGGTCACGGTGAGTGGGCAGATCTCGACCATCGCGATTCCCTACAACGCCACCGATGGGCTTGATGGTGGCACCTACGACGTCACCCAGATCGAGACGAGCAGCACCGAACGGGTCATGACCACGCTGGCCCCGATCGCTGTGCTCGCCAACCCGCTCAATGCCCAGCCTGGCAGCACTCGCGCGGCTCGGCTGGAGACCCTCATCGGCATCTGCGATGCGTTGCTCGAAGGACGCGCGACAGATGGCATGATGAGTTTCATGGTATTCGGCCGGCAGATGATGAGCTTCACGCTGGCGGAGATCCGCGGGCTTCGGAAGGGCTGGGTCGATGAGCTCCGTGCGGTCCGGCGGAAGCGAGGCGGCTTCGGTCGCGCAATTCACTACCGCTTCGGGCGGACCTCGTGATCACGCTCCAGCTCCCCAACCGCCGAGCCCCCCGCCCCACCCCGAAGCCGAAGCGCCGAAAGGCCAGTGCCGTCTACGCCGGCGCCGGGAACAACCGGTATACCAGCGACTGGATTTCGGTGTTGCTCTCGGCCGATCGGGAGACGCGCTCCTCCCTGCGCACCCTGCGTGGCCGCTCACGCCAGTTCTCGCGCGACAACGCGCACGTCGCCGGGCTGATCCGCTCCTTCGCCGACAACATCATCGGGCCGGATGGTATCGGTGTCGCGCCGAAGATGCGCGGCCTCGATGGGCAGCTGCTCAAGCCGTTCAACGATGCCGCCTTCCTCGGGTTCCAACGTTGGGCGGAAGCGGACACCTGCAGTGCCGATGGCCAGAACTGCTGGTCCGAGTTCCAGCGGCTGGCCCTCTCGACCTGGTTCACCGACGGCGAGTGCTTCGTGCAGCGCCTGGCGGGCTTCGACAACGACTGGGGCTACTCGCTCCGCATCATCGACGCGGACTTGCTCGACGAGTCCTACAACGTCGATGCCGCCCCGGGCCAGCGACAGATCACCCAGGGCATCGAGATCGACGCCTTCGGCCGCCCGGTGGTCTACTGGTTCTGGGATGGGCACCCGTCGGAAAAGATGGGACGCAAGCGCGTGCCGATCGCCGCCTCGGAGATCGTGCACCTCTTCGTGCAGCTGCGCGCCGGGCAGCGCCGTGGCGTGCCGATGCTCACGCCGGTCCTGATCGCCCTCAACCTCCTTGACGGCTACACCGAAGCGGAGATCATGGCGGCGCGCCTCGCGGCCGCGCAGTCGGGCTATTTCCAGGTCACGGGCGAGAACATCGACAAGGCGGCCAGCGCCGACGGCGAAGACGACGAGGACGATCCGTCGCTGCCGATGGAGATCGAGGTCGAGGCCGGGGTGCACCGGAAGATCCCCGATGGATGGGAGTTCAAGCCGGTCTCGCCGGACCACCCGAACGGCAACTTCGTCGAGTTCCAGATGGCGATGCTCCGCATGGTCTCCTGCGGTGTCGGCGTCTCGGCGATCACGGCCTCCCATGACCTCTCGGACACCAGCTACAGCTCCGGCCGCATCGGCCTGCAGGCCGAGCGCGATGCCTTCAAGGCCGTGCAGAACTGGTTCGGTCGACGGCTCGTCACCCCGGTGTACCGCGACGTCCTGCGCTACGGCAGCTACGCGGGCCTCATCCGCCTCCCGACCCCTGAGCCGACGAAGTGGCAGGACGTCACGCTCGAGCCGCGCGGATGGCCGTGGATTGATCCCAAGAACGACGCCGACACCACGAACAAGCGCCTCGCCGGCCTGATCACGTCGCCACAGCGAGTCTGCGCGGCCGAAGGCGTGGACGTCGAGGATGTGCTCGATGATTGGGAGGAGTTCGGCAAGATGCTCGCCGCCCGTGGCCTCTCCGCCCCGAACTACGTCGGCGGGTCCCCGCCATCGCATGAAGCGTCCGCGGAGCCGGCACCCGGGAGGCAGAAGTCCGCGGCGGCTCGGCTTGCCCTGCTCAACACTCAGGAGGCAACCGCATGAAGAGCGGATCCCCGCACGTCATCCAGGCGGCCCTCGGTACGGTGTGGGCCCTGCAGCCGCAGCGGCTTGCCGCCGTGGCGCAGGTGCTCGCCCGCTGGGCCAGTGGTGAGAAGCTCTCGGCGACCGAGATCCAGGCGCGCATCGGCGATGGCAAGGGCGCGCCGCAGCAGGGCGCAGGTGTGGCCGTGCTCCCGCTCTACGGCATCATCGGCCACCGCATGAACCAGGTGCAGGACATCAGCGGGCCCGGCGGCACGTCGACCGAACAGTTCGGACAGTGGTTCGATGCCGCGCTGCACGACCCGGCGATCGGCGCCATCGTGCTCGACATCGATTCGCCTGGCGGATCCGTGTCGGGCGTGCCCGAGCTGGCGGCGAAGATCTTCGCCGCACGTGGGCAGAAGCCGATCATCGCGATCGCGAACTCGCTTGCTGCCAGCGCGGCCTACTGGATCGGAACGGCCGCGGAAGAGTTCTGGTGCACCCCATCGGGCGACGTCGGCTCGATCGGCGTTTACACGATGCACCAGGACTTCTCCGCCTACTTCGCCGACGTGGGCATCACCAACACACTCGTCAGCGCCGGGAAGTTCAAGGTCGAAGGCAATCCGTACGAGCCACTCGACGAGGAAGCGCGCGCCGCGTTGCAGGAGCGCATCGACGAGATCTACGCCGACTTCACCAAGGCCGTGGCACTGCATCGAGGTGTTACGGCGGCCGATGTGCGCAACGGCTTTGGGGAAGGCCGGGTGGTGTCGGCGGTCCGCGCGAAACGTCTCGGCATGATCGACAAGGTCGGCACCCTCGACACCCTCCTGAGCAAGCTCAGCGCAGGCGGCTCGCGTAGCCGGCTCAAGGCCGCCGATCTCGCCCCGTCGCCGCAGCTCAGCGCCGGCGCCGAGCCCGGCGTGATCGTCGAGCTCTCCGATCACCCCATGGTCCTCGGCTATGTCGAAGCGGCGATCGACGCCGACGAGGCAGCGATCGAGGCCGCCACCGCGGCGAGCGGCATGCTCGACCCGGCGTATCTGGCAGCGAAGATCGCTGCCGCCCATCCATCGCAGGGCCGAGCGGGCGTGGCCGCCGGACCTGTCGTGTTTCCCATCCACGGGGCCGACGAGGCCAAGGAGTTCGCGATGTCCGACAAGGGCACGCCGGTCGCGGAAGCGGCTGCGCAGGCGGCACTCGCCGCCGCCGAGAAGGAGAATGAGCGCGTTGCCGCGCTGGGCGCGCTCGCCGCCGACGAGGGCGTGAGTGTCAGCGTCCTGAACGGCTGGGTCAGCAACAAGATGTCGGTAGAGCAGGCCATGAAGGGGCTCCTGGCGGACAAGAAGGCCGCCCGTGCCGGCGCACCGGTCATCCGGCACAACGTCGACCCGCTCGACGGCGGCGACAACGGCACCAAGGCGGGCCCGTTCCGCACGCTCGCCGACAACCTGCAGCACATCCGGTACGCTGGCGAGGGACATGTCACGCCGCAGCTCGCGAGCCTCATGACCATGCGGGCCGCCGTGACCGGCGCCTCTGCGACTGTGGGGGCCGACGGTGGCTTCCTGATCCAGCAGGATCACGCGATCGGGCTGCTCGAGTCCGCGTTCAAGGCCGGCGAGATCCTCAGCCGGTGCGACACCACCGAGCTGACTGGCAATTCGGATGGGCTCGAGGTCGTGTACCTCGATGAAGTGTCGCGCGAGAACGGATCCCGCTGGGGCGGCGTGCAGGTCTTCCGCGTCGGCGAGGCCCCGGAGTCCGTCACCAGCGGCAAGGCGCAGTTGGGTCGATGGGAGCGCCGGGTGGAGGACATCGAGGGCGTTGCCTTCATGACCGAGCGCCTGCTGGCCGATGCACCGGCGATGGCCGACGTCTTCTCGAAGGGGTTCACGGAGGAATTCAAGTTCGTCGTGGAGAACGAATGCTTCCGCGGGACCGGGGTCGGCCAGGGCTTGGGGATCTTCACGCTCGGCGATGGCGTGCCGACGGTCGCCGCCGCGAAGGCCAGCGGCCAGCCGGCCGACACCGTCGTCTACGAGAACATCCAGAAGATGTGGCAGTCGGTGCTGCCGAGCGCCCGCGCGCGTGGAGCGTGGTTCATCAACACCGAGGTCGAGGAGCAGCTCGACGGGATGATGATCGGTACCGGAACCTCCGGCCAGCTGGTCTACATGCCCCCGGGCGGCATCTCCGGCTCGCCGTACGGCTTCATCAAGGGGCGCCCGGTCATCGTCACCGAGTACTCGTCCGGCCTCGGCGATCTCGGCGACATCTGCTTCGCGGACTGGAGCGCCTACAAGCTCGTGACGAAGGGCGGCGTGGAGGCCGCAGACTCGATGCACGTCCGCTTCATCCAGCGCGAGCGGACGTTCCGCTGGACCACGCGCGTCAACGGCGCGCCGAAGGACAAGCAGGCGATCAAGCCGTTCAAGGCCACCAACGCGAGCCTCCGTCTCACGAACTTCGCGACCCTCGCGGCGCGCTGATCCTCACCCAGGGGGTGACGTCCATGGTGGCGTCACCTCCGCAGCTGGAGAACTGACCATGCGCAGCAACTTCCTCGAGGGAGCGGACATCGTCTCGGCGTTCGTCCCCGTCGACATGCAGACGGCAGCCAACAACGGAGACTGGGTCAACCTGTCCCGCTGGGGCCGCTGTGTGGCCGTCCTCTTCAAGGCGGCCGGTACCGCGGGCGATGACCCGGTCTTCACGCTGAAGCAGGCGACCAACGCCGCCGGCGACAACCCGAAGGACCTGAAGTTCACGACCATCTGGAAGAAGGTCGGCACGCAGACCGCGATCGATGCCTTCACCAAGACGGCGCAGACACTCGCCGCGACCCACACGGACCTCGTGTCCGCGGAGGCGCAGGGGATCTTCGCCGTCGAGATCCAGGCGGCCGATCTCGATTCCGCCGGTGGCTTCACCCACATGCAGCTCTCGGTCCCGGACGTGGGCGGCAATGCCCAGCTCGGCTGCGGCTTCTACATCATGCTCGATCCGCTCTACGGCGGCGTCTCGACGCCATCGGCGATCGAGTAATCCACTCGGCGGGGGCTCCGGCCCCTGCCCTACCGGGCGCCTCGTGCGACAGCGCGGCCTACGGGTCGGGGCGCCCAGGAGCTGAACGATGGGACGGTTCAAGACGCGGACGGATGGCAACATCCTTTCCATCATCGACCTGGTCACCAACCAGTCCATGTACCCCTACGCGCCGGTGTTCGTGCGCGAGGACTTCCTCGGGCAGGCGCTCGACACGACCAACGGACCCTTCGCGTACCGCGACACCGGGGCCGCCACGGAAGCGATCGTCGCTGACGCGGCCAATGGCGTGCTGGCGCTGACCCTCACGTCGGCCAACGAAGCGCAGCTCGCCGGGATCGACCAGGCGGATCAGCTCACGTGGGTGCTCAACCAGAACCTCGTGTTCGAGGCGCGGGTGCGGGCATCGGTGCTGCCCACCACCGGCACGGTGGTCTGCATCGGCCTGTGCGACAACCACAACGCAGCCGTCGACACGGTGGCGAAGTCGCTCTGGTTCCGTCTCGATGGCGCGACCGGCGGGTTGATCACGGTCGAGTCTGATGACGGGACCACCGAGACCACGAAGGTGAGCACCGGGGTCACGCTGACGACGGCGGACTGGGTCATCCTGCGGATCGATTGCAGCGACCCGACGTCGGTGAAGTTCTTCATCAACGGCGAGCAGGTGGCCGCGACGACGACCTTCAACGCCAACGCGACGCCGACGGCCCCGCTCCAGATGGTGGCCCGGATCGGCAAGGAAGCGATCGGGACCAGTGTCGGCACCCTGCAGGTGGACTACCTCCAGGCCTGGCAGAACCGGTCGTGACCCAGACGGCCACCTTGCGCGCGATGTGCCGTAGTCCCCTCGGAACCCAGTGCACGGGTCCTGAGGGGATCCTCTGGGGCTTCTTCGATCGCGAGGACGCCGAGACCTCCGGTTTCACCGATCTCCCCCGCACCGTCTCCCGGCTCGATCGCATCACGGTGTTTCGGATCCCGACGGCGGACCTGGGGGTGATCGCGCGCAATGCGCTCTTGGACTTTCCGGAGCAGCCCAACCACCCGCTGCCCACCACCTATCGCGTGCAGGAGCTGCGCGAGGATGAGGACGGCCTGGTCATGAAGCTCTACCTGGTGAAGGTGGTCACGTGATCGAGCCGGTGCGGATGCTCGCCGACGCCCTCGCGGACGCCGATCACGGCGTTACCGCGCAGCTCGCGCTGTTGCATGACGGCGGCTACTTCGATGTGGGCGACGTGATACCCACGACGGTGGTGGTAGTGGACGAAACCCGGGATGCCGCGGCGGCGCTCGGGCGCGCCGGGGAGCGGAATGCCGAGTACATGGTGATGGTGATGCTCGTCGGCATCGACGTGGCGGACCCCAATGCCGCTGTCCAGCACCGGCAGTTCCTCGCCACGATGGGCGTTGCCGTCACAGCCACCAGTGATCAAGCGGCCGAACGGCTGCAGGACGTCGGGTACATCCTCCGCGCCGTCATGCGGTCGGTGCAGTGGTTTTTCCGTGATGCCGGTGAAGCCCACCGCGTCCGCAATGGTGTCCAGTTCATCGCCGCGACCTCTGCGTCGCTGGCGCATTTCCAACTGTCCTCGACCTCCGATCAGACCAGTGCCGGCTACAAGGTGCAGGCGGAGTTCGTCGACGCCCTTCCCGACTGACGGAGGCACAACATGGCCGAAACGATCAACGGTGTTGAGGTGCCGCCCGAGGTGGAAGCGGCGGGCCGCGATGCCATTCATGCCTGGTGGACGGAGTACGACCAGACGTCCGCTGTGGCGGCCTTCAAGGCGAGCGGCCTGAAGGCGGACGAGATCACCCGCACTGGTGCCGGCGGCAAGATGCTGACCAGCGACGTGGAGCGGGCGCTGCATGCCAAGGCCCTCGCTGCGGCGGCGAAGGCGGCCGAAAGCGCACCCGCCGAGACGCCGGCGGTGCCGGCACCCAAGGCGGCGACGGCTGCCCCTGCCCCGACGGAGAGCTGAGCCATGGCCTACGCACAGAAGCGCCTGAACATCCTTTCCCTCCTGGTGAAGGAAGAGGCGGTGCCCGGCGTGGCGGAAACGCCCGCGGCTGGGACGGACGCGGTGATGATCGCGCTCCCAGGCGACACCCCGAACATGATGCCGGACGAATACGACTTCGACGGCAGCTACGGGGACAACCCGGCCGGGATGTCGCCCCTGCCGCTGATCGTCCCGAACGGGCGCAGCGGCACGCTCGAGGTCCAGATGTACTGGCGCGGCTACGGCAGCGCGTACTCGGGGGTCAATGTCTCCCCGAATCGCTTCCATGCCTTGATGAAGGGGTGCGGCCATTCGGCGGCGGTGACGACCACCGGTGGCTCGGAGAAGATCGAGTACACGCTGCAGGGCGACGACGTCGTGCCGACCCATCTCACGATGGAGGGCTGGGGGCGGCAGGTGCTGGGCGCCTCCAACCTGGTCAAGAGCACGCTGATCGGTGGGCTGGGCTCGCTGTCGATCGACGCGCCGGATCTCAAGCCGCCGCTCTTCAAGTTCTCCTACAAGGGGATCTTCCCGAGTGATCCGGCCGAGGCCGCGTTCACCCTGCCGACCCTGACCCAGACGCCGGCGGTACCGGCGATGCCGATGACCTTCTCGATCGACGGCACGGCGCTCAAGACGCACGGCTGGTCGTACGAGCAGGGCCGGGACCTCAGCTCGCCGCGAGTCGCCCAGACGGACGGGCACCTCGGCTTCATCGCCGGGGGCAATCGCCCCATGCTGAAGGTGACCATCGAGGACACGCTCTTCGCCACGTTCAAGGGGTACACGAAGCGCGGCTCGGCGGCGACGGCAGCGATCATCTGCGGCTGGAACCAGTCGGTGCAGTACAACCGGTTCAAGATCACCGCGCCCACCGCGCAGATCGCCAAGGTCACGCCGGCGGGCAAGGGCAAGCTGGGGCTCATGGACCTCGAGATCCTCTGTACGCCGTCCAGCGTGATCCTGAACAACGGCATCACCTTCACCACCGATTGATCGGTGGCCGATGCCCGCGCGTTCGCGGCCGCTCACGTCCCCTGGTCGTTTACGGACCTCCAGGGGCGTGAACACACCCCCCGTCCACTCTCTGGAGAGGAGGCGCTCGAATGGCTCGAGCGCTTCCGATGGGCGGGGGCGGATCCTTGGCGTCAGGCGCGAGTCATCTCGCGTTTGCTGCGCCACCTCTTCCCATGGACGTGGCGGTATCTGGTGCCGCGCTGGCTTGGTGGGCAGCCCGATCCGGCGCACGTCTTCCGCCGGCTGACCGGGCCAGTCCAAGCGGAGCTCCTGCAGGATTTTTTCGTCCGCGCGGGGCTGATCCCGTCAGTCCCGCGGCCCCCGACGACGTCATCGCCCAGCTGATCGCGATGCAGACCGAGCCGCTCGCCGCCACGCCGGGACGACAGCTCACGCTCGCGTCGGCGCTCGCGCAGGTGCAGCACTTCTTCCCAGGCTCCTGGTATGCCCCGCAGCGGTGGCCCACCGCCGATGGCTGCATGCCCTACCAGCTCGTCTGGGCGTACGCGCGCATGGTCCCCTCGCTGCGCGCCATGCGGCGCCTCGATGGGGTGCAGGCCATCCTCGTCGGGCGTGGCGGGCCGGAAGCGGCGCGCATGGCGGAAGAGGATGAACTGGAGATCTATCCGCAATGATTCGCCCAACCGTTGAAGTCCTGCTGTCCATGGTCGATCAGTTCTCGGCGCCATTCCGGGCGGCGTCCCAGAACATCCAGGATGGTAGCAGTAAGGCGGGCTCCTCACTCAGTGAGAAGCTCGGCTCGGCCATGCGGGGTGTCGGCGACTCTCTGAAGTCGCTGGGGCAGGATGCGGCGAATTTTCTGAGCAACAAGCTGGTGCAGGGTGTCGGACTCGTCGGCTTGGTAACCGGGCTGAACAAGTCGTTCGAGGCCGCAGATCGATTTCGCGTTGCGGCGCAGAAGCTCGAAGGCACGGCCAAGATCACCGGGGTGTCGCTGGATTGGCTCCAGGGGATCGCCGGGGATGCGGCTGCCAAGTTCGGACTCTCAAAGGTGCAGGCCTCCGACTTTGCCGTGGAGATGGCCAAGCTTGCCACCAAGGCAGGCGACGTCGGCAAGGCTGGACCTGCACTCGAGGCATTCCTCGACATTGGCGCGGCGCGCGGCCTGACAGCGGCTGAGACCCTGAAGGCCGTGCAACAATCCATCCTTGGCATCGATGAGGGCACCGACAAACTCTTCAATGCCAATCCCAGCGTCCTCTACGCGATGTTCGCGGAGTCGATCGGGACCACAGCTGCCAAGCTCACGGACCAGCAGAAGGCGCAAGCACTCTTGAGCGCGGCGATGGAGGACGGCAGCAAAGTCATGGGCCAGTACAGCGTCTGGCTCGAGACCGTGGCGGGCGAGTCCCAGATGGCCGCGAACCGGGCGGACGAAGCCAACGCCAAGCTCGGCAAATCCCTCGAGACACTCCGCATTGGGTTGGCCGATGCGAAGGTCTTCGGAGCGGACCTCCTCACCGGTGTCGTGCAAACGGTCCAGCTCGCCGGCGAATACATCGGCTACCTCTTCGCGCGCCTTCCCCTGGAGATCGAGCTGGCATGGAACGCCATGCTCGCTGGGGTGGGAGCCGGGGTACAGAAGCTGGGCAGCATCATTCCCTTTGTCGGCGACACAATCGAAGAGGCGGGGCGGGTCATGCTGGCGAAGCACCGGGAGACGGGTCAGGCGATCATGACCCAGCTCAGTCAGTATGAGCAGTTCCATGCCGAGAGTCAGGCCGAGATCCTTGGGATCGACATCACGGGCGCCCAGCGGCGATTTGCTGCCGCCACCGCCGGCGAGAAGAAGATCACCTCGGCCAAAGAGGAAGGCGGCAAGGACCAGGAGAAGGCGGCCAAGGAGTCGGGCAAGAAGCTCGAGGCCTTGGAGAAGCTGGCGCACAAGAGCTCCCTGGCGTTGCTCACCGTGCAGCAGCGCGAGTATCAGGAGCTTGTCGCCGACTTCCAAGAAAAGATGCAGGGGATGAACGCGGCGGATCGCGCCAAGGCAGAGGCCCTCCTGGAGAAGAGTCTCGGCAATCTCGTCGTGAAACACTACGACGCTGAGAAGAAGATCGTCCCGACCATGAAGCGCGTGCGGGAATCGATCGACGACATGGGCGGCGCCTGGGCGAAGATGCCGCCCAAGGTCGAGCCCGCTATCCAGACCATCTACCGGCTGCAGGGTGCGGCGGCCGAGATGGGGCCGGAGTTCTCGAAGGCGGCGCAGGACATCTTCCAGTTCGTCGACGCGCTCGGGATCGCTGACCCTCGTGTGGAATCGCTCGTTGGCGGGATTGGGACGATCGGTGACGCGCTCACGAAGCTTGGTACCGGCGACTTCTTCGGGGGCATCACGGCGGGCATCAGTGGTGTCACCTCGATCCTCGGCGGGATCTTCGGGGACTCACCGGCGGACAAGGAGCGAAAGGCCCTCCTCGCCAAGAACAATCAGCGCCTGCTCGAGCTCAAGGATGAGATCGGCACCCTGCTCAACCTCAACACGACGGGCGCGAAGCTCGACGCCTTCAAGGGCGTGGACATCATGCGGCTGGTCCAGTCCTCGATCGATACGCGGAGCGGCAACCTCGGGATCGGACAGGTCGGCCAGTTCCTCGCGAAGCAGGGGCTGGGGCTGAAGGACTTCCGCGACCTTGCCGACGAGCTGGGGATCGATCTCGGCGACGATGGCAAGAACTTCAATCGGGACGCCGTCATGGGCCTCCTCGATTTCGTGCAAAAGAACCGCTTCGTGGGGTTCGACCAGTCGGTGCAGGGGCAGGTCGATCGACTCGACTTCGAGGTGGGGACCACCGGAGGCGGGGACCAGGACACGCTGCAGGGGCTGGCGCGGATCCTGTCGCAGCCCGGCACCTCGCCGGCCTTCGGGCGGCTCTTCACCGGCATCAACACGTCCGACGGCATCGACGGGACGGAGATCGCGACGATCCGGCAGCGCTCCATCACGCTCGGCTCGGACTTCGCCTCGGGCCGGCTCACGGAGCGCGACCTCGGCAGCATCAGCAACCGTGAATTCCAGCAGCTCTTCGAGCGCCTTCTCGGCGTCATGACGTCGGTCGCGGAGAATACGGAGACCACTGCCGCGGCCAGCGCCGTCACTGCCGCGGCGACGGCGGCGACCGCGGACGCCGTCACCGGGAACCAGCTGCCCACGATCGTGGATACGGGCATTCAGGATCAGCTGGCGATCACCACGCGCAACGGTGGAGGGGCCTGATGGCGCTGACCCACTCCCTGAACGGGACCGACCTCGCGACCCACAAGATCTACGTCTCCGGCAACTCGGAGACGTGGCACTCGTCGCCCAAGTTCGCGCGCGCGGCCGCATCGTCCCCGGGGCGCTTGCGGCGCTACTTCGCGGCGCTCGATGCCGCGAGCGCGCGGCCGTTCGTCTTCCCCTTCGGGATCAATGCGTTCAACGTGACCGATCGGCAAACGGAGGCCGATTGGATCAAGGGGTTCCTGCGGCAGTCGGTGACCTATCAGTACAGCGATGGCGTGACCACCCGCCAGCTGGTGGGGATCATGACGGATGTCTCCCTCACGCCAGTCGGGGGGCAGGCCAATGCGACGGTGCTGCGTGGCACCTTCACGATCGATCCCGAGGAGCCGCTCTGGCGGGCGACGAGTGACACGGTGCTTGGCCCCCTGGGCAACAGCGACACGCCCATCGTCCTCGGCAACGCGCCGTGCGAGGACTGGGTGCTGGCGATCACGGTGTCCGGCGGCAGCGATCCCCGCACCTTCACGATCACGATCAAGAACGGTGGCGGGACGACCCTCCATACCCTGACCTGGACGGGATCCCTGAGCTCGAACACGCTCACGATCTCCGCCCTCGCGCAGTCGGTGAAGAACAACGTCACGGATGCGATCGCGACTTTCTCTGGAGGCTTCCCGGTCCTCGACCCCAAGGACAGCCCCACCATCCGGGTTGTCGCCTCGAGCGGTACGGCCACGGGCTCCCTGACCCACCGCAAGCGGTACTACTGATGCCGGCGCAGGTGGCTCGCCTCGAGCTCTGGTCCACCCTGCAGTCGATCAGCGGGGCGACCCTGCTGGCGCCGGACATCCCCTGGGACAGCTTGGTCGAGACGACCCGGGAAGAGGGCGACGACAGCCTGGTCTGCGAATTCCCGCTCACCCACCCGGCGGCCCTCCTCGCCGACGAGGACATGGTCCTCTGCGTGGTGGGCGGAGATGGCTCGATCGCGGAATATCGGATCGCGGTGGTGGAGTGGCGCGTGCACGACGGCATGATGGCGATCACCGCGGCCTCGGCGCGCACGATCCTGAGCGGCGCCAGTGTGACCACCACCCTGACCATGTCGGGGGATTCGCCTTCGACGATGCTCACCATTATCCGGTCCGGATGTGCAGGCTGGCCCGCGTCGGTCACGGTCGGGACGGTCCAGCCGACGACACCGGTCGATCTTACCGTGCAGGCGGGGACCAATGGCCTCGCGGCCGTGCTGCAGCTCGTCGCCGCAATCGACGCCACGCTTTCCAGCGGGGCCCCGCCCTGCGTACTGCGGTTTCGCCGGGTCTCGTCGTCGTCCTGGGTGATGGACATCCTGACGACCGTGCCGGCGGGCACCGTGCACCTGCTCGAGGGCAAGAACCTCCCCACGCTCACCAAGCGGAAGGACAAGACCAGCGGCACCAGCGTGACGTCGTACCAATTCGAGGTCACGGACCTGTTCCGGACCAGGCCCGACGTCTTCACGCGCGACAAGCTCACGGTCTATGAGACCGCGCGATTCGAGTCCCGCACGCTCGGCGTGGATACGACCGAGCGGATCTCGGAGCTGGTGACCGACTACACGCAGGCGAAGACCCGCGTGCAGCTGGGCGAGCCCCGGCAGCGGCTGTCGCGCCAGGTGGAAGACATCGCGCTCGCCGTCGTGCCGGTGCCCCCCAACCTGACGATCGTGCCTGGCACCGTCACCACCACCACGCAGCCGTACACCGTCACCGCCACGGTCCCCAGCGGCACGGTGCGGATTCAGGTCACACCGCGCGGCACCACCGCGACAGGCTCCAGCTACGGCCCGATCACCGACGGCTTTTCCATCACGGCCATCCAGGGAGAGGAGATCACCGTCGACCGTCCCCCCGTCGGGCAACCCGCCGGCTCGCTCATCATCGAGGCGTTCGGGTCCAGTGGAGGGGCGCAAGCGCAGGTACTGACCATCGAGCCGCAGACCCAGCCCATCCTGCTGACGATCACCGGCTCCGAGAGCGCTGCCGACGACGATGACGTCACCGTCGAGGTGGTAGGCGCGGATCCCACCGGGCTTGAAACGGTCACGGTGACGCATGATGGCGCGGGCGCGGTCACGGACCTCGGCAGCGATCACTATGAGATCGTGCGCCCGGATGAGGGGGACCCGCCATTGCTGGTGACCTTCACGGCGACGGCAGCGAATCGGGTGAGTCAGACATGGTCCATCACGGTCACGCCGAAGTCTGGTGGTGGAGGCGGGGGGACGATTCCACCCTCGATCGACTTCTTCCTGAGCACGGGCGCCAACGTTGGCACGAACGAGATCACCTTCGAGTGGGGCGCGAGCAACGAGCCGAGCGGGGTGAACTATGACTTGGAATACACGGCCCGCCTGACGGACCCCAGCACCGGGCTCGTCACCGATGTCATCAGCGACGAGGTCACCAACATCACGACGCCCTACGATCTGACGCCGGGGTTCACGCTGATTGCGAAGTTCGGGACCGACTGGCAGTGGGTGTATCTCACGGCACGGCTGAAGATGCGCGACGGGGCGTCGCTGCTGAAGAAAACCGCCGAGACGTCCCTCGAAACCTACGGCGTGTACGTGCCCTGAGCGATGAAGTCTCCCCCAGGAAACATCTCACCAGCCCACCCGCTCCCATGAGTCGGTGGGCTGTGTGACGTTGCACTCGGTAGAGTGCTCACTTCGCACGGGAGCAAGGGAATGCGGAAGGCCGCGGCGTGACGGAATCAGACTTCGAAGGCGGCTTGGCGAAGCGCGTGGTCGGATGGTTACTGGCGGTGTTGTTGCCGCTCGTGTTCGCGGCCGGGCTTTGGGCGGCCGATGTGCGCTCGCGCATCGCCAACCTCGAGACCTCCCGCCTCACCCGCGAGGAAGCCGCCGCCCTCAGGCAGGATCTGCAGCTGCTCCGCCAGGAGATCGGATTCCTACGGGGCTCGTTGCGCGATGAGGTGCCGCGATGACGCTCCGCATCGAGATCGCGAAGCCCGTCGGCAAGGCATGGAATCGCCTTGGGACGAGAGCCGTCCGCCAGGGCATCCTCTTGCACTTCGACGCCAGCGCCTCGGACAAGGGCGCCGTCGCGTGGCTTGAAGACGACGCCCGGACCAAGGCGACCTACCACTACCTCGTGCTCGATGACGGTCGCGTGCTCCAGCTGGCACCGCCGGGCATGCGGGCCTACCACGCGGGAGCCTGCAAGCCGAGCGATGCACGGCTCCCCTACACCGACGGCAACACCGCCTTCTACGGGGTGGCGATCGCAGCGCGTGATGGCGAGCGCGCGACCGAGGCGCAGAAAGAGCAGGTCGCTCTCCTCTGCCGGTACCTGTTCTGGCTGGAGGGCTGGCCCGAGGAGGAGACCTGGCGGATCACGGGGCACGATGCGGAGGCATGGCCACGGGGCCGCCGGTCCGATCCCACGGGCACCGACCCGAAGCACCCCGTGATGTCCGTCGAAGAAATCCGGACCCGCTTCGCCACGACCACGTGGCACGGGATCCCATAACCGCGGCTTCGGCCGCCTGACGAGGAGTAGATATGCAGCCCTTCAAGAAGGCCCTCTCCTGGCTCTCCGGCGCGGCAATGCTGGTGGGTGCCCTGATCGAGGTCCTGCAGCAGACCGGTATCGCGTTCGATCCCACCTCGCCTGTCGGCAAGATCATTCTCGCCGCCGGCGTGGCCGTCCTCTTCGTCCGAAATCTCACTGAGGACAAGGACGGCGACGGGGTACCGGATGTCTTCCAGCCGAAGCCGCGCCCCGGGACGGGAGCGAGTCGGACCACGCCGTCGATCGCCGTGCTGCTCGCGCTGATGAGTCTCGGCACCGTCGCGTGTCGCCCGGTCTACGCGGCGCCGCCGCGTGTCGACGTGCTCGCGCTTGGGGCGCCGACGCAGGTCGACACCACGCTGCATCGCGCGATCGAGTGCGGCTCGCCGGCATTCCGCGCGGCCAATCCCGATGTGCTCAGTTGCCGCTGGCAGATCACGAAGACGCAGAACGGCCTCACCGCCATCGTCACGGTGCCGAATAGCCTCACCGCCGCAATCGCCTTCACGGGCCAGCCTGCCGACTCGGCGCGGTACCAGGTCACGGCATGGACCGTGGCGCGCGGCCTCGAAGGGCCGCCCGTCAGTACCGATTTCTGGCTCGTGATTGCGAATCGCCCGCCGGCGGGCGCGGATACCCTGATCGTGCGCGTCTGTCCTCCGGTCGGCTGCGGGCCGTGATCCGCCGAGTGCTCGCCGCGCTCACCGTGATGGCGTCGGGGTGCTTCGCCCCGGCGCCACTCGTCACGCAGGCCCCCAGCCGGTACGTGCTCTCGGTTCGCGACGACGTCGCGAGCTCGAGCGATTCGGCGATCGCGGCCGTCCAGCGGCTGGGTGGATCCGCGACGGTCAACACGCCGGCGACGGTGATCGCGATCGTGCGCGCCTCGGTGATTCGCGATTCACTCTGGGTCGCGAATGACACGGCGCGCGTGCTCGTCACCGGGCCGTGGCGACGTTGGCTCGCTGCGGCCGAGTACGACGGACTGATCCAGCTGCCGATAGACTCGACGGTCGACCTCGCGTCGACGCAGGAGCTTGGGGGGCTCCTCAGCGTCACGTGGGGTGTGGACGCCGTGGGCGCGCGCGCCGCCTGGGCCATGGGGGCGCGCGGCGACGGCGTGACGGTCGCCTCGAATGACAGCGGGATGGATCCGCACCCCGGGTACATCCTCGCCGGCGGCTACAACGCGGTGACCCGCTCGGAGACGGGCTGGGGTGACACCATGCCGGAGTGCCGCAGCCACGGCATGCACGTCGGCGGCACCATGAGCGATCGCACCGGGCGCGGCGTCGCGCCCGGCAGCACCGTGTTCGGCATCCAGGTGTTCGAGCTGATCGGTGGGCAGTGCCTCAGCTATGCGAGCAACCAGATCGCGGGCATCAACTGGGCAGTAAGCAAGGGTGCTGCCTGTGTGAACCAAAGCATTAGCGGGGGCCCCAGCTATTCGGTGACGCAGGCAGTGCTCGCGGCCAATGCGCGTGGCACCGTCGTGGTGCGCGCGAATGGGAACAGCGGGGCACCGCCTCCGCAGGGTACGCTCCCCGAGATCCAGACTGCGAGCGTTGGCGGCGGCCTCACCCGCTCGAACTTTTCGAACCCGGGCCCCACCACCGATCTCGCGGCACCTGGTGAAGGCGTCGAGAGCACGATGCCGGGCGGCTACGGGACGAAGAGCGGCACGAGCATGGCCGCCCCGCACGTGTGCGGGGTCGTGGCCCTCGTGAAGAGCATCGCGCCACAGCTCTCGGCCGACAGCATGCTCGCCCTGCTCCAGGCGACGGCGCTGCCCCTCGGATCCCCAACGCCGAACGACAACACGGGCTGGGGCCTTGTGCGCGCCGATCGCGCGATCGCGGGGCTCCTCGGCGGAGTCGGGATCGCGGCCCCGGCCACTGACACCGTCCTGAGCGCCGCACCGCTCCCAGCGCAGACCTGCAAGCCCGTCGTCGCGCTCGGCAGCTGGAGCGCCTCCGCCAACGTGCCGTGGATCCGCGTGACCACGACGCCGGACTCCCTCTGCTACACCATCGACTCTGCGCTCGTGCCTGGCGGCATGTCGACCGTTACTGGCACCATCACCACCAGGAGCAATCCATGACCCGAACTGCCACTGCGGAGACTGCTGCAGCCGCGTCGTCCTTGGCTGCCACGGCACCCACGCTCGAAGTGGGCGCCCCGTTCTTCCTCGATGGTCGGCGCTGTGCAGTCGTTGGCATGACGCCGACCCACACCAAGTTCGCCGGCGAGGGGTTCTCGGGCAGCTGCGCGACGGCCGAGATCGTCTTCGATCCGGATTTCGCGGTCTTCCATCTCCCTGGCCGCTTGCACCGTCCGGTGCGCACCGCGGGTCAGGGGACACTCGCGCCGGTGGAGGGCTGATCCATGGCCTCGATTGTCACAAACCGGGGCAAGCGATGCCTCGTCGACGGGACGGTGGATTGGGATACCACCGTCCTGAAGGGCATGCTGCTCGCGAGCAGCTACACCCCGGACCCAGACCATTCCACGGTCGACCAGATCAGCGCGAGCGAGATCTCTGTGTCGGGATACACCGGAGGCTTTGCCGGCGCAGGCCGCGCGACGCTGGCTTCGAAGACCGTGACGCAGGACAACGCCAACGATCGGGTTGACCTGGATGCGGCGGACATCTCCCATGGCGCACTCGGCTCCGGAGCGACCATCGGCTTCCTCGCCGTCATCCGCGAGCAGACGAACGATGCCGGGAGCGACGTGATCGCGATCCTCGAGTACTCGTCGCCCACACCGACCAATGGTGGGGCGTTCACGACGCAGTTCGCAGCAGCCGGTGCGCTGCGGGCAGCCTGACCGATGCCGACTCGGGAGGAGCTGGCAGCGCATCTGCAGAGCGATCCGGAGCGGCAGGGCTACGCCGACCTGATCGAGGCCGGCGCTGTCGAGGCGCTCTGGAAGCTCCTGCACGCCCCGGTGCCCGGAAAGAGCGTGCCGCCGGCCGCGCTCACCGCCGAGGAGCTCACGCCGGCGCTCGATCACGGTGAGCTCGTCGGTCTCACCGCGGAGCAGCTCCGGTGGCTCGACTTCATTCTCGCCCGCGGCTCGATTGCGGTGACGGCGAGTCTGCTCGTCCAGCTCGCGGAAATCGGTCCCACCACACGCGCTGCCGTGGAAGCCCTGCTCGAGCGTCCCGCCTCGCCACTCGACCTCGCGTTCGGTGCTGGCACCGCAGTGCCCGAGCTGCAGGTGGTGAAGGCGCTGCAGACGTTCGACACGACCCGCTATCCCGCCGAGCTGGCCCCTCCTGACGCGCATGGCCGTGAGCTCAAGGCCGAGGTCGATGGGACGTTGGTCCCGGCGACGACGGAGCATCTCGCCGACGAGCGCATCGCCTTGAAGGTCGTGGAGCCGGAACGGAAAGATGCCGAGGGCGCCGTCATCGAAGGGGCCAAGGTCATTCCGGTCAAACGCGTGAAGGGCCTCGACGATGGGGAGGTGATGCGTGGCAACCGGTGATGTGCTCATCCAAGTTGGCTCGATCATCACGCTCGACCAGGCCGGGACCAGCTATACGATGTCGTTCGCGCCCTCGGGCACGGGCATCGCCTCGGGAGCTGGTCGCCTGTCGGCGCGCGTGGATCTCGGGGCGTTTCCTCGGGCGCCGCTGCTCGCGTGGCGTCTCACGGTCAAGCCCACCTCAACGCCGACCACTGGGCGTGTCGGGCGGCTCTGGATCTTCGCGGCCAAGAACAGCACCGGTGCGGCCGGGACGGATGGGTACCACACCGAGTCGGACCAGGCGGTGAGCGATGAGGACCGGTTCCGAGGTGGGTCGGTTCTCCGCGGCCAGCCGGCGGACGAGGGAACGGTGTTCGTCAATTCCGGTGTGATCGCCATGCCGCTTGCGCGCTACGCGCAGTTCGGATTCTGGAACGACTTCGGCGTCGCGCTGAGTAGCACGTCGACCGACCACCTGCTGGAGCTCTGGCCAGCGTACGATCAGATCCAGAGTTAGCGCGGCGTGATCACACGCCCGCAACTCATCACCCTCGCGCGCCACCGGGACGATGCCGCTCCCGAGTGGCGCTGGGTGTGGGACCGGCTCATGATCGCCTGGGTGCCGGCGCTCGATCCGTGGATCGGCGTCGGGCCGCAGGGCACCGCACCGGTCACAACCACCACGAACAACGTGTCGGTGTACGCGGGCGTCGACGGCGAGGTCGAGCCCTGGCGTGCCGAGATCCGGGTCGACGTGCGCAACACGCCGTCGCTGATGAACGCGGGCCTCACGATCGCCGACTACTCGATGGCTCGGGAGCGCGGCAACCGCGCCCCGGGCTGGGTCGTTGGCGACGGGACCAACCGTGCCGGCACCTACATGGGGAGCGGATCGGGGCTGTGGGAACGGTTGCTCGAGCCGCCCGGCGCGTATGACAGCAACTCCCTCACCTTCCCGCTGCGGCGCTACGTCCCAACAATCGCCACGATCGCGTCAGGCGATCAGCGCTACTACATGGACGGGACGGCGGGGACCAGTCGCACCACGACCTTCGCCCCCTCCTGGGGGCTGAGCACGAACCTCGCCGTCGGCTCGACGGACGGCGCGCTGGAATGGTACCACCGAGTCAAGTGCACGATCGTGCTCTTCGGTCCCACGCAGGCTCGCGAGGTCGAGCGCATCAATGAAATCGTCCGGACGCAGGGCCCATTCCGGTGGCGCCGGCGCCGCGCGTACTTCATGGCCTCGTCGGGACCCCAGACCGGCACGCTGTCACAGGCCATTCTGACGATCACGGCCCTGACGCCGAGCGCATCCGCGGGTGCCGTCTCCCCCGTTCCCGCACAAGCGGTGGTGACCCTGACGGGCCTGACCCCAGCTGGCGCGAGTCTCGCGACCGGCACCCCTGCGATCGCGGAGCTCGTCCTGTCCGCGCTTGCTCCGGCTGGTGTGCCCGCGCCCGTGACCGGCACGCCTGCGCAGGCCGTGCTCACGCTGCTGGGCCTTGATCCGACGGGGAGCGCTGGCGGGATCAGCGGCGCGCCGGGCATCGCGAGCCTCCTGCTCTCGGCACTGGATCCGACCGCAAATCCCGGGGCGCTCATCGCGGTCCCCGGGCAGGCGGTGCTGACGCTGACCGCGCTCGCCCCCAGCAGCAATAGCGACACCCTGGGCGATCTCGCCCAAGCGACGTTCGCGCTGTCGGCGCTCACGCCCACCGGCTCGGCAGGGGCCATCACCGCATCCCCCGCGATCGCCACGCTCACGCTGTCGGCGCTCGATCCTACCCCCGGCATCGGAGCAGTGAACGCCACGCCTGGCATCGCCGAGCTCCTCCTGTCCGCGCTCACGCCGTCGCTCTCGTCGGGCGTGTTCGCGGACGCCGGGCAGGCGGCGCTCACCTTCACCGCGCTCACCCCATCCGGCGCGTTGGGTGGCATAAGCGGTACCCCTGGGCTCGCCATCCTGACGTTCACAGCTGACGCGAGCACGGGCATTCCTGGTGCCGTGTCAGCGATTCCGGGCACCGCAACCGTCACGTTGCTGGGTCTCACCCCGACCGGGGTGGTCGGAGTGATCGCGACCCGGATCTACCGCGCCACGATTTACGGCGGCGCCGCACTCGGCGTCACGGTCCACGGCGGCCACGCCCTGCAGGCTACCATCGAGGGAGAAGACTGATGCACACCACCCTGCACTCGCAGCCGGTCATCAGTCGCGACAATCGCTTCCCGTACCGGGTGCGGCTGGAGCGACCGAACGCCGACACCACGCTCCCCGAGCTCGCCACCGGTCGGACCGTCATCGCCTTCCTCGCACTCAGCGAGGGCGGCGACGCGATCGACAACACGGAGGTGACGCTCTCCGAGATCCCAAGCAGTCGCCGGTGGAACTACGCCGGCGAGCTGGATGGCGAGGTCGTCAACACCGTGCTCGACGGGCTGCCGAGCGTCCTGTGGGTCTGCTACCGGATCGAGGACGAAGAGCTCGATGTCTGGGCGGTCGTCAAGATCGCGAAGCGCCGGCGGGCTGCATGACCTGGTGGAAGTGGCTCCTCATCGCGCTGGTGGTCGCGGCCCTGCTCGTCGGGGGCGGCTACCACGGGGGTGTGACAGCGGAACGCCAGCGCGGGGCGCAGCGCACGATCGCGCTCCTCGCCGCCCAGGGTGAGCTCGATCGCGCCTACGCCGACACCGTGGCGAAGCTCGAGGCGGGGATCGTTGCACGTGACACCTCGGTGGCGCGTGAGAAGGCCCGCGCGAACGCCGCCGAGGGAAAGGCCGGGGTGGCGGCTCGGGAGACTGCCACGATCCGGCAGGAGCTCGCCGTGGCGATGACGGCCGCCGACTCACTGGCGGCCTATCCGCCACTAGTGGACGCCCTCACCCGCCAGGTGATCGCCCTCGACTCCTCCCGCGCGGGCTACCGGGATGCGCTCGCCGCGAGTCTCCAGGCATCGGGGCTGCTCCGCCAGCGCCTGGCCGTGGACTCGCTGGCCCTCCATGACGCACGCGCGGCGCTCGCGAAGGCGATCACGGTTCTGCCAGTCACGCCGTCGCGCGGCGGCATCGGGCGAACTGCGGAGACGGCGGCGATCGCGGCGACCGCGGCAAAGGCGTGCAAGGAGGACCTGGTCTCGTTTGGGTGCGTGGCCGGGGTGGTGGTCGTTGGCCGTCGCCTCAGGTAAGCTGGCGAACACACGCTCGCCACGGTTGTACATTTCATTCATGACTTCCACCTTCACCGCAATCTCCGCAGAGCCAGCGACCGGCCTTTCGGTGACATACGACGGCCCCGCGCTCGCGGCCGGCAGGATGGATGTGCGAGTCTTGGCGAGCGCAATGGCGTCGGTGGCGCAGCTCGTCGAAGACTCCGCCAGGCTGATCTATGGCAACGATGCCGACGTCCGCATCGAAGTCAGCGGCGACTTCCGGACAGGCTCCTTCACCTACCAAAACCTCGCCACGGCGCTCAGTGGGCTCACCACGGAGCAACTCCGTGAACTGCTCACCTGGCTTGGCCTCATCGCGGCGCCGACCGGGCTCACGGTCATGGGAGTCCTTAAGTGGCTCGCTGGTAAGAAGCCATCAAGAGTCACCCGTGACGGCGACACCGCGATCATCGTCTCGGGCAATGACAACCGAGTCGTCAACCTGCATGTTGCCCAGTTGGTCCTGAATCACTCGGTGCGCACTGGCATCGAAGGCATGACGCAGCCGCTCGCGGAAGCCGGGATCGAGGTGATGAAGGTGGGAGAAACGGCCACGTCAACCGCCGTGGAGATCACCGCCGATGAGCGACCCGCCTTCCTCGCGCCGCCGCCCGCGGCTGAGACATTGCACGACGGGGAGGCGATCGCCGTACTGCAGATCGTCTCCCCCGTCTTCCGGCTCGGCAACAAGTGGCAGTTCAGTCACCCTGGCGAACCTTCGTTCTATGCGCCAATCTTGGACCGCGCCTTCCTCCAGCGATTCAAGAACCGCGAGATCGCGCTGCTGTTCGGGGATCTCGTGCGCGTCCGCATGCGGACGGCAGTGACGCGCACCGAGGCCGGCTCGCTCAGCACCACGCGGGAGATCCTTGAGGTCCTCGAGGTAATACCGCCACCCAAGCAGGTCGACATGTTCGAGCCGCCGGACGGTGCGCCGTCGTCGTAGCCAATGACAAAGCGCCCCCAGGATGTTCCCCGGGGGCGCTTTGTTTACAACCTGAAGAGTGCGACGAGAATCACGAGTGCCCAGAGGGCCCAGGCAACATCCACGTGCACGGTGGCCTTCAGCCGCTTCATTGGAAGAATCCCAAGTCAGGGCTCAGCCCGGGCCAAGCCGTTTCGGGCTTGGTTGGTGTCGCGATCTGCAGATCGTGACACCGATTGGAGGGCTCACCAACCGACGGCCTAGCCACCAGTCTTCCGCCCCCCCACCACACTCAGCCAGTGCGGTGCCTCGGCCGCTGAAGCCGAAGTGCGCCCCCCAGAATTAGGGTGGCACTGCGCTGAAGATTAGCCGCCTCCGCCCCGAGGTCAACCGACCAGTCCCTGGTCGAATTCAATCCCCGAGATCGGGCACCACTCTCCGCATTCCCTGCAAATCCGGACGGGCGGCACCTCCAGCTCCACCACCTGATGGCCATAGTGCCGGCACCAGATCCCGGGATCTGTCTTGCTGAGCTCGTCGATCCGCGCCTCTTCGGCCGCCGCGCGCTCGGCCCGCTTCCGGTGCTCCTCGAGTACCTCGTCCATCCAATCCATGACACCCCCCGGTCAGTGTGAGGGAGGGAGGCAGGATGAATCCGGACCATTCGGGCAACAATGATGCGGCTGCGCCGATGTCAATCCGGTCCGCCACCGCTTCCGGTGGGTGCCGTCCGTAGTATCCTTCGGAATGGGCTTCCGCCTCTCCCCCGAGCGTTTCACCCACCTTGCCGGAGTCTTTAGGACCGGCAGCGGATCCGCAATCCGACTGCTCCTCTGGCTCTACGCGGTCGCAGGGGCCGTGGCGTTTGCCAGGGACGAGACTCCGGCTTCTTGGGGGTTCGGCCGCGTTCTGGCGGCCGTCCCCCTCGTCCCGGACTGGAGCCCTCGGCTGTGGGGAATGGCAGCGCTGGTGCTCCTCGCGCTCGTCCTCGCTGAGGGATCGTTCTTGCTGACACGCGGACTACGGGACGAGCTCGATGCCTGCCGCCGCGAGCTCGCCGACATCGCGGAAGCGGCGCCCCGACTCGAGCTGGTCGAGCCGGAGAAGTGGAATCACGACTTGCAGAAGGTGTGTCGCCTGCCGGTCAAGAACGTCGGTGGCGCGGCAACGTTTTGGGCACATCTCACCGTCGTCCAACCCCGATCGACTGAGCAATGGACCGCCGAGTGGGGGCGTGGCAACAACTTGCTCGGTGAGGCGCGGGCGCACCTCGCGAAGGGGGAGACAAAACGCATTGCCCTCGCGCGCGTCGAGCCGATCGGCGTCCAAGGCACTCGCGTCGCCATATTAGCGATCGAAGCCGGGCGACGCCTTTACGCCTGGAGCGGGGACGACAGCGAAGGACCACTGCTGCAATGTGTCGTGGAGATCGAGATCTTCTCCGAGCCTGCGATGCTGAGCCCGTTCAAGGCCCGTTACATGATCGACCACTACAACTTCATGCGCGTCGACATCTGAACGACCCCTACCCCGCCACCACCTCCACCCACGACCCGAGCACCTCGACCTCCTGCTCGCCACCTGGCTCGATCAGCACGACCAGCGACTCGAGCGGCCCATCGGCCTGCAGGTAACCGTCGTAGGTCCCGCCTGGCACGACCCAGCTCGGCCACCCGAGCCCGAGCGGAGGTGTCTTGCCCTCGAGAAGCCGATACCGCGCACGCCGTTGCGGCATGGCCTCACCCGATCTCCAGGCGCACCCACTCCGCCGGCACGGCGACCCATCCTGCCCCGCCCGACCGCAGCAGCATGACCGTGCTCGGCGACGCCTCGGGCACATAGCCGTCGTAGAGCGATCCTTGGATCAGCCAGGACGGGAGGCCGATCGCCTCGGCGAGGAGACGGTACCCCGACACACGATCGACCCCCGGTACGATCCGCGGGATCCGCGCCGTGCTGGGCGGCAGGTCGTAGCCGAAGGGGTCGAAGGTCATGAATCGCCGTCCCCGGCGTTTCCAGTGCCAGGGCCCGCTTGGGGAGGAAGCTGCTTGGGCGCCCTAGATGGCTTGCTCAGGAATCGCCGAGCCGCCCCCGCCACTACAGTCGCGGACACCGCTGCCACGAGAGCGACCGGGCTGTCTGCGAAGGCGAGCAGTTGCGCAGAGTTGGCCATCACCGTCGAAAGGTCAGCAGCTTCCCCGAGCAATTCCCGCCAGGCCGGTGAGGCCTGCTTGGACACAGGGACGTTTGGCGGGCGGATCTCGGCGACCGCTCGATTGATTGCCGCAGGGCCAGCGTATTGGACAGTATTCAGCTGCTCAATCGCCCGGCTAACCGCCGCACTCATCTGCACCCATCCCAGATCTCGCTTCCATTCTGGTACGCGTTGTAGCTCGGCTTCTGCCTTGAGCAAGGCCCGGCGGAGCCGACTCTGCCATTCTTCGACGGTCCGTGCGTCGGGCAGTCCATGCGGGTAGTGCGAGCGGAGCCACTGAGCACGTGCCGCAGCCTTTGGCCCAAGCTTCCCTCGGAAATCCTCCCACGGACGGTCCCAGCGGAGATTCACAAGCGCTGCGAATGTCTGCTCGAAGACTTCGACCGCGTCTTCAAGGATTACGGGATCAGCCTCCTTCACAGCTCTGGCCTTGTCGCGGCACGCTTGCGCCAAGACGATCAAGTTGAGGTGTTGGCGGACAAGCCCCGCGTAGTCCTGAGCGCGGACGGTTGTGATGCGGCCAAAAATCTTGCGAGCGTCATGGCTCCCCTGCGCGACCTCGGAGGCGATGAGGAAGGCAACAAGCCGATCAACTGGATTTCCCCCGCCTACGGATGCCCCGTAAGTCCTGCTTTCGGGCGCTTCGTTGTCGGTCATTTCGCCCCCGGCACCGTGACGATCGCCGTGCCCACGCAGCCCATGTCCCACACGCCCTGCAGAACGCCGGCGCCGGTCGCTTCCTCGGAGAAGGTGCCGTCAGCCGTGCCACTCGAGACGAATCGTCTTGAGCCGGTGTAGCCACCCAGCGAATTCTTGGAGTTGTAGGTGCCGCACGCGAAGATCGCCGCCTTGCCGTTCTGGTCGACGCGGTAGGTCTTGATCTCTCCCCAGCGGACGCTTTCAGGATCCTTGAGCTGGGCCTTCATGTGGGTCTTCGCCTGGTCAATGACGTAGCGCGAGAAACCCTCGGGATCGCTCTCTGCCGTTCTCGCCTCAGTGACCCCGCCGCCTGGCGGCGTACTCACGCGGTTCGCGCACCAACCCATGAAGATCAACATGCCGACAATGACGAGTGCCGCCGAGCCACAGCCCATGGGCTTCTTTGTCGGACTGGCAACGCCGCAATGCGGACAGGTCTTCGCGTCGGTCGACACTTCCTTCCCGCACTCGCGGCACGAAGCTAAGGCCATGGCTCAGGCTCTCGGTGGTATGTGGGGTGGAGGGGATGACCCAGAAAGCTACGTCGAAGCAGTGAATCGCAACGGGGTGGCGAGTGTGCAGGTTGGAACGTTGTCAGGGGGTGGCGGGAGACTCGGATCGGCGGTACAATCTTCGGCCTATATTCGGTTTGCCTTCGCGAGAGCCCCATGGTCGAGCCCCACGTCCTCCAATCCCCCGGCGGTATCCCTGAGCTCGGCGTCCCGCCGGGCGCGTTCGTCCTGTGGTGGCCGACTCAGATGCGGTGGGTGCTGTATGAGCCGAAGTCCTATGACCACGGGGTGATCCTGAATCAGCTCATGCTCGACAACCTCGTCGAGGTGACGCCCGGCCCCGGCCTCGTGGAAGCGCTCAGGCTCGCCGCTGCCGCGGGCGGGTCCCCTTCCCCGTCTTCGCCTGGTGTGCCTGCACCAGCGGATCCACTTGGGCCGCGATCGCCTGTACCTCTGCGCCTGGAGAAGTAGCGCTCACAGCGGAGTGTTGTGGTGTCACAGCCGCGCCCTGACTGGCCTCAAGCGCCGCTTCCGCCGCTCGCAAGGCAACTAGCGCGGCTCGCACCAAAGCCAATGGATCCCGCGCTGTTTCCGGCGCCGCCGCACCTGGGTGCCGTTCACCACGGCCGGTCAGCAGCCACTCAATCCCGTATCCCCACCGCATCGCGACGGGCGCAAGCGTCCCGGCGGTCGGGATCGTCCCCGCTAGCCAGCGCGAAACGTTCGCCTCGCTGGTTTGACCCTCCCGCGCAGCGTCAGCCGAGGACCAGCCCTGTTCGGACAGGACCTCGCTCAGGCGATCAGAAAAACTGGGGGGCTTGACGGGCACCCTTACCCTTTCGTAAGTTGTCTTACGCGAACGTAAGGCCGCGCACTTACACAAGGGTAACAACATGACCGCTCCTGTAAATGAGACGCCGACCCCAGCCCCGCGAATTCCGAGAGCCATCCTCCTCCATCTCTCCGAGGACCAGGGCAAGGATCTGCTTGAGGAGGCGCTTGCTCTCACCGCCTCCGAAGGTCGCTCCGTCTCCCCGACGGAAGTGGTTCGGCGGCGCACGTTCAAGATTGGGCAGGCCGCATGACTCCCCAGACAATGATCTCCGCGCCGCATGCCGTCGAGGTGGCGATCGACGCGCGCCACCACGTGAGTGCCGCGGCAACGGCCCTGGCGAAGCGTGACGAGACGCGCGGACGGAAGACGGCCGTGGCGTACCAGCGCCGCCTGGAGCGGGCGCACGACATCCTGGTCGAGCTGGGCCAAGTCGTCGAGGCGTCCCCAGAGCTCGGCCCGTGGCTGATGTTCTGGTTGGCCCCGGCCTCCCGCGTGGCGCGGGTGCGCGAAGTCGAGGGAGGCCTTCAGCAGGTGCTCGCGGCGAAGTGCACCGCCGATGCGGCCGAGAATCCCCTCCTCCTCGCCTGCTCGCAGGATCCGTCGCCCGAGAACCGGCGCCGGCTCGCCGCAGCGATGCGCCTGGAACGCGCGCGCACCGATGAAGCGCTCGCGCTCCTCGAGGTGCCGCATGCCCAATGATCTCGCGGCCGTGATCGGCCTCCTCGTCTGCGCCGCGTTCCTCGTGATCGCGGGTGCCGTCGTGGGCGGGATCATCGCCCAGCTGCTGTCCAACTTCCGCTGGTGGCTCACGCGTCGGGATGCCGATGCCGCCGCGGCCCGCCGTCGTCTCGCCCATCACCAGGAGCGTTCCCGTGGCGCGTAAGCTCATCCCGGCATTCCTGCTGTCCCCGTCGGCGCTGCGGAAGCGGCTGCGCGAAACCGAAGCGCAACTCGCGGCGGAGCGTGCCAACACGGCCGCGCTGCAGGAGCAGATCGGCGCCCTGAAGGTGACCGTCGGCCTGCAGTACCTCGATCTCGTCGGCGCCCGGGCCCGCCTCGCTTCGAAGGACGCATGGATCCGCCAGCTTGAGCGCAAGGTCGCGCGCCTGCAGGGTCGTTCTCTTCCCGCGCCGCGGCGCCGTGCCGTGCAGGTGGCGCAGTGAGCGGCGCGACGGTGGAACTGGTGGCGACATCGGCGATCGACGCGGCCGAAGTGCAATTCCTCGAAGTGCCGCTCAGCCTCTTGCGCGAGTCGCCCGACAACCCGCGCCGGCGCTTCGACCCCGACGCGCTCGCCAACCTCCAGGAGAGTCTCGCGCGGAGCGGGATGCTGACACCGATTCGCGTCCGCACCATCCCCACCGAGAGCGTCTTCCACGGCGGCTACGTGATCGCGGCGGGCCACCGGCGGTATCGCGCCGCGAAGGCGCTCGGCTGGGAGAAGGTGCCGGTGCTCGCGAGCGAGATGACCGATGCGCAGTTCCTGGAAGTGATGACGGTGGACAACCTGCAGCGCGACGACCTACACCCGATGGACGAAGCCCGCGGCTTTGCGCTTCTGATCAAGGAGCTCGGCTACGACATCGCCCGGGTCGCGCATCGCGTCGGCAAGTCCGAGACCTACGTCTACGATCGCGTGCGGCTGCTCAAGCTCACGCCGCGTGCCCAGGAGATGTTTTCGGCGGATCGCTTCCCGCTGAGCCATGCCATCGTGCTGTCGCGCCTCGCGCCCGCCGGGCAGGAGCTCGTGATCGGGACGCTCAAGCGGAGCTTCAACGACGGCGGGCTCTTCCGGCCCGACGCGTTGCGCGAGCAGCAGGGCGACCTGATCAGCACGGGCACGATGGAGGAGGTGCTCGATCGCCTCACCCCGCGCAGCCTCCGCGAGCTGGAGACATGGATCGAAAAGCATGTGCGCTTCGACCGGGAGGCCAAGGATCTGCCCGAGCTGTTCCCCCAGACCGCCGAGCAGATCGCCGCGGCGCTGGCGGCGAAGGGGAAGGTGATTCCGGTCACGTTCGAGTTCACGATCCGCGACAGCGCCCTGGCGGAAGAGCGGACGCTCGGCCCGCGCGCGTTCCGGGAGGCGAGTGGCCGCGGCAAGGACACACCGACGTGCGAGTACTCGGTGCTCGGCGTCGTGGTCGTGGGGCACCGCCGAGGCGAGTCATTCCCCATCTGCATCGCGAAGGAGAAGTGCACGGTCCACTACGCCCGCGAGATCCGCGAGAAGAGGAAGCGCGAGAAGGAACGTGCGGCGGCCGAGGCCACCGGCACCGTCGCGGCACACAAGGCGAAGGAAGCCGATCGCGACCACGCCGCCAAGGCAAAGCGCGAGGCTGAGGCAGCGTTCGATGCTCGATTGAGGAAGGCGACACCCGCACTCGAGGCCGCCGTGCGGAGCGCTGTGCCGAAGGCGCCTATGCGGGCGCTGGCCAGAATCGTCCTCACCAACGTTCTCGGGCTCTACAACCCGAAGGTTGAGAAGCAATTCACCAAAGACCTCGCCGCTGGGAAATTCGATTCCGCGGAGGCCATTGTCCTGGAATGCGCCACGTCCGAATTGCTTCAGGACTTGGGCCCATGGGCTTGGAAGGAGTTCTCCGAGTCCATGCGGGCGATCGGCGTTGACGCCGTCGCCGTAGTCGATGCTGCGGCACCCCCACCGGCCCCGAAGCCCGCGCCCAAGGCCAAGGCAACGGCCGCGGCGAAGAAGGCCCCGGCCAAGCCGGTGAAGAAGCTCGCCGGTGATGTGCGTCGCGCGAAGAAGGCGGTGGCGTGATGCAAGTCACTGCACTCGATCTCGTCACACTCCCCGATGGCACCACCTGGCTGCGCCTCAAGGATCGCATGGTCCGGTGGACCACCGCGGCAGAGTACTTGGCGCAGCTCGGACTCACCCTCGCCGCGCCGGCCGCCAGCGGGGACCCGACGCTCGAGCTCGCCAACGCGCAGATGGACGCGCTGAATGCCGAGCTCGCGGTCGCATCGGCGAAGAACCGTGCCGTGCAGGCGAAGGCGAAGACCTCTGCCGCGCCCGCAGAAAAGCGTGGCGGGGGGCGTGCCACGGATCCGGCGATCGTCGCCGAAGCGAAACGCCTCTTCGAGACCACGAACGACAAGCTCACCGCGATCGCGGAGCAGGTCGGCATGAAGATGCCCACCCTCTATGCGATCGCGCAGCGCGAAGGCTGGAAGCGCCAAGCGCTGGTGAAGGGCGGCCGGTAATGGGACGCCCCGAGCTGCCCTCCACGGAGGAAGTGATCGCGCTCTACAACGCCGGCATGAGCCTGCCCAAGATCGCGGAGCAATTGGGTCGGGGTGTCGGCGGCATCGAAGGCACCATCAAGCGGCTCCGTCGTGAGGGTCGCGTCGGCGTGCGGCAGCGGCGCGTGCGCAACACGCCCGGGAAGGCCGCCGCTCCCACGACCGTGCGCCGGCGGTGCCAGGACTGCTACGGGATGAGCGACGACACCACGGCGTGCCCGCACTGCGGCGCAGCGTTCCCGGAGCTCACGTGAACTTCGCCCACGCCCCTGCCGCCCTCATTGCCCGAGCGCTCGCCGCCCCGCTGCACCCCGACGACATCCACTGGATGCTCATCGACACCGGGATCAGCGACAAGAAGCCCTGGGCGCGGGCGGTCTGCTACGCGAACGCCGACGCGCTCCGGAAGCGCCTGGACGCCGTGCTCGGCATCGATGGCTGGTCCAGCACGCTCGAGGTGGTGCACTCCGATCGCCGTGTGATCGGCATGAAGTGCCGGCTCGAGGCGCGCGTTGGCGGGGTGCTGGTGCACCGCGAGGACGTCGCGCCGCTCGTCGACGCCCAGGAGGAGCCGCTCAAGGCGTGCGCCACGAACGCCTTCAAGCGGGCGGCCCTGTCGCTCTGCTGCGCGGCGTACCTGCGGAGCCTCGATCCCGTCGCGGTGAAGGTGGAGAAGAAGGCCGCGTGGCGTGGTGAGCATCGCCAGGACGACGGGAGCATCGTGCACTTCCGCTGGGAGCTGCCCGACGATCACTGGCATCGCCTGCTCGATGCCTACCTGAAGGGGCAGGAGAAGCTGCAGGCCGAGCTCGACAAGCTGACCCCCACTGAGGCCTCATGAACTACACCACGCGTCCGATCTCGACGTGGCTCGGCACCCGCACGGGCCCGCGCACGCACGCCCGCTTCAAGGTCAGCTACGGCGTCAGCGAGGACCTGCTGCTCCGCGAGCTGCAGCATCTGCGCGCCAAGGACGTCGTGCTCGAGATTGATATCCAGGCGAGCGACCTGCGCCTGGACGGCACCCTGCGCGCGAATGCCAAGCCGCAGGGTCCCCGGGTCTGCCTGTATGCCAGCACGAAGCACGGGCCGCTCATGATGCCGTGCGACACCTTCACGGACTGGCGCCACAACGTGCGGGCGATCGCGCTCTCGCTCGAGGCGCTTCGTCAGGTCGATCGCTATGGCTGTGCGGCCCGTGGGGAGCAGTACCGCGGGTGGACCGCGATCCCGGCGTCGACGAGCATGACGACCCGGGTAGAGGCCGCCTGGCAGCTGCTGTACGACACCGTTGGCAGGGCGCGTGGTGGGCGACAGACGATTCAGGCCGAAGGGGACGATCGGGACCGCGCCGAGATGGAGTCGCTGTTCCGCGAGGCAGCCTTGTTCGTGCACCCTGATGCTGGCGGGAGCCACGACCTCATGTCGGCCGTGAATCGCGCGCGCGAAACCATCCTGCTGGACCTTGGGGAACGCTGATGGCCCGCATTCGGACGATCAAGCCGGAATTCTGGCAAGACGAGAAGCTCGCGCCGCTCGATGCGGTGACGCGCCTCGTGTTCTTGGGGTTGATCGGCATGGCAGACGATGCGGGTCGCGTGCTCGACAACGTGAAGATTATCGACGCTTTCATTTTCCCGGAGACCTCGGACTCTTGTCGCGAGGCGCTCGCGACGCTCTCGCGAATGGGTCGCGTGCTTCGCGGAACGACCTCCAGCGGACAGCGGGTGATTCAGATCACGCACTGGGCGGACCACCAACGCGTGGATCGTCCGAACCTTCACGCGGCCCTCCCGGAAATCGTTGTGCCAGTTGAAGTTGACCACGCTCGCGAGGACGACGCGAATCAATCGCGAGAGAGTCGCGAGCGCCTCGCGCCCCGACCTACGACCAACGACCTACGATCTCCGACCGACGAGCAGCGGACCGCGAGCGAGCACGACGCGACGGCAACGCGTGCGGAAGTTCGTGGGTGGACGCAACTCGAGGCCGACATCCCAGCCGACAATCGCCCCGACCTCGTCGTAGCGCTGCGTGAGGCTCGCGATCCGGATTCGCTGCGCCGCACCCTCGTTGCTGTCAGCGAAGGCATGACGACGGGCGTCCCATTCACCGCGGCCATCATCGGCCAAGCGCTCACCGAGCTGCGCTCCTCCGGGAGAGCAGTGACGGGTTTGTCGCTCCGGACCTACTGCGGTCGCATCGCGAAGGAACGTGCCGCCCCGATCCCGAAGCGTTCACCCGAGGAGCTCTACGCCGATGCATGACCAGGACCAGATTCCGGTGATCGAGATCCACCAGGCGTTCGATCGCCTCGCGGGGGTCTTCGGCGGGTCCGGGAAGGTCGAGCGTGCCGGGTGGACATGGGCCGTCCAGAACGGCACCAAGCGCTGGAGCTCGTTCGAGTTCCGGGTGGCGGTGAAGCATGCCGCCGCGCACTGCCGGTTCTTTCCGAAGCCGAAGGACATCGTCGACGCGCGGCCGTTCAAGGGTAGCGCCGCCGAGCCCGAGGCCGCGGCCGCCGGCGCCGATGTGTGCGCGAGCTGCAAGACGCACTTCCGCTACGCCGGGTTCCGTATGCCGAACGGCCACGTGATGCCGCGGCTGCGGTGCGACTGCCGGCAAGCCGGGGTGGGATGGGACCACCCGGATGCCCTCGCCTGGAGCGAAACGAACGACGCACTGATCTCCGCTGGCTACACGCACGACCTCCTGAGGACGCCCGCATGACGAACCTTGCCCAGTACACCGACGAGACGGTGCTCAGCACCGACGAAGTGGCCACCTGGTTGCGGATCTCGCGGAAGACCGTGCTCCGCATGGGCATCCCGCTGGTGAACCTCCCCGGGCGCGGGCGGTTCTATCTCGCCGGCGAGGTGAAGCGCGTGCTCGGCGGACGGAAGCCGAGGGCGCAGCAGGGCACCCCGGTACGGTTGGTACGCATGCCATCGCGGGCGAGCTCGTGACCCCGCATCGCGCTTCCAACGGCCGCGGCACCCTGCTGCTCGATCGGGTCTTTCCCGGCGTCGGGCGGATTCGTCGCGCCGCGGGCACGACGGATCGGCGCGTCTTCAACGCGATCAACCGCATGCTCGACGAGTGCTACGCAGCGGGTCTCGCCGGTCCACTCGAAGCGATCCGCGACGGCGTGCTGAAGCCGCTGATCGCGTATGGTGCCTGGAAGGCGAGCGGCGTGGCGGGGCTGCCCGATGCCTCGGCCCTGCGGCCGCTCAAGGAAGCGTGGCTCGACTGGGTGCGGAAGACGCCGAACGCCTCGACGAAGGCGCAGCGCCGCTACGTCTGGTCCCGCCTCGAGACGGTGGTGCCCGACGGCGCCACGCTCTTGGCGCTGCCGAATGCGATCCGGAGGCTGCGGGACGACCTCGCGGATCAGGCACCGTGGTTCAACCGCATTCAAGCCGCGACCCTCGCCTTCCTGCGCGATGAGCTCGGCAAGCGCCACGCGGCCTATCTCGGCGTGGCGGATGTGCCTGGCCTCACCGAGGTGAAGGTGCGGCGCCCTGCCCCGACCCCGCTGCAGCTCATCGAGATTCGGGAGCAGCTGCCCGCAGCGGCCGCGGCGATCTGGTGGAGCATGGCGACGACGGGCATGGGCCCCGAAGAGCTCGACGGCGTCTGGATCGCCGATGGGCTCGGCGTCGAGATTCATGGCAAGAAGCGCTCGGCCCGGCACCGCGTGGTCCCGGATCTCGGCGGCACGATGCGACGCAACATGGGATGGACGCGGTGCCGTGCGGCGTTGAAGGGGCTCAAGCGCACACCCTACGACGCGCGCCGCGGTTTCATCCACCTGATGGAGGAGGCGGGCATCACGCGCACGCGCCGGCGCATGTATGCGGGCCACGCCGCCGGGGATGTGACGGCAGGATATGAGACGGCCGATCTGCGGGAGTATCTCGTGGCGGATCGGGCGCGGCTGCTCGCCCGCCTCGCGACTGCCGAGGAGCTCTATCAGGCGAAGCGTCGGGAGGGTCTCAAGCGTGCGTAA